ACATATTCTCCTTCGACTCTTACAATGGCAGCAGATACTGAAGCAAACCAACTATACGGTGGATTCTTCATGTCTAATGTTGCTGGCGCTCATACGCTAACACTTCATGACGGATTAGTAGGCGCACAGCTTGCTGTTGAAGTTGCCGCTAGCGTTACTGATGTTACTGGTGGAATTGTTGCTGCTGCATTCATGTTCCCGAACGTATTAAAAGCTATTACAACTCTTGTATATGGTGCTTACGTTAAGTGTACAAATTACTGTGACTTCGGAGTATCTGTAATTGTAGAAAGCAATAACATATCGGCTGGGTTAGAGGTTCGCACAAAGGATTCTGCTGTGTTGCCAATCGGATTGTTAATAACTTCTACTTCTGGATCTGTTACAAAGCAGATCGAGTTCTCAAACGGCGCTGGTATCTTTACTGGAACTGGCGATCCTAATGGAAATATAACAGGAACAAACGGATCTGTGTACTTTAGGTCTGGGACTGCAACTGCTAATACTACGGTATATGCATGTACTGGAGCTACTGGATGGACTGCACTTACTGGTTAATAATAACTAGCGGGGCGTAAAAACCCCGCTTACTTTATATTGACAAATAGAATGATTTATAGTATGATTAATAAAATAGTAGAAGGGAGAGTGTAAAAATGTTAAAGGGATTGACAGTTGTAGATAGATATAATTTGGCTGGAATGCTTCCAGAAAAGGGTGGTCTTCATACACAGCTTATCGTTCAAAAGATGAAAGAAAAGTTGTTAATTGATGCCGATGAAATGGAAGAACTTGGCATGGTAACAGGCGTAATTCATGAGGAATGTGGAAACCCTGTAGAAACTCGTGGAACAGAAGATGAGCCAGAATATTACTGCCTTGTATGTAACAAGGTTGTTGAAGATACAAAAGGGCTTCCTGGTCGTACAATCTGGAATCAGGCCGCTGATGTTGGCAAGGATATAGATCTAAAAAAGGCTGAACGTGGCATTTTTATTGAAGCGTTTGCTTCTCTAGATAAGAAAGAGGAAATTACACCAGAACATATTGCGGTTTGGAATTTGCTCTCTAAAGCGTATCCGGCGGCATTTAATAGAGATGAAGATGAAGATGATGAGTAGATAAAAAACGAGGTGAAATAAATGGTAGATAAAAAGGCGGCAATTACACCTAAAGATATTTTGATGGCTGTTGTAGGAAATGATCCTAAGGCTATTACGAGTGCAATTAAAGACAATGCCAAAGCCGAGGGCAAATATTTATCTAGAACTATTGAAAGAAACAAAGAAGGTGTAGCAGTTGTAAAAAAAGTAAAATATACTAAAGAGTATTTGGCTAAAAAGGCAAAGAAAGATAAGAAATAATGAGAAGACTCGCTGTATACTATATTAGATAGCTTTTATAGAGGAGTAAGTTATGACTTGGACATACGACGGAGACCCAGGAGGAAGCAATCTTTCTGAGATTAGGTTTTGGGCGCAATTAACTAACTCCAGCGATGAAAGACTAAGCGACGAGGAAATAGCATTCCTTAGAACTAAGGAAAACTCTAATAGGGAAGCCGCTGCTGCTTGTTGTGAAGTTCTAGCGACTAAGTATTCTGCTGAGGCTGACATAAAGGCCGGTGCTAGTGGCGAGCTTTCAATAAAGATGTCTCAGCTATCAAAGCAGTTCTCTGAAATGGCTATTAAGCTTAGAGAGGAGTCTGCTAAACTTGCTGGTCCTTATGCTGCTTCTATTTCTATCGCAGAGAAAGAAGCACAGGAAGATCGTGATGATAGAGTTAAGCCAGCCTTTGCAAGAGACAAATGGAAGAACGATTGGACTGCTGGTGGATCTGCTGTTCAAGATTGGAATGACTCAGGAAGCAAGTAGGTGAGCCTTTATGCCAAATATATATTCTTCTCAGGTAAAGAACGCGGTTAACTATTTTCTGGATAGAACAGGCCAATCAATTGTATATAAGAGACTAAGAAATAAAGATGAGTGGTCTCCTACGGCACTTGGGGTAAAATGGTGGGAATGGATTACCGCTAGCTCTGTTATCTACGATGCTACATTGAGAGACACAGAAGAGTCTGGTGGAAGATTACGCCTTGGAGACAAGGCGTTCTTGTTGCTCAACTCTGTTTTCACAGACCATTCTGGTCTTACATTCATATACTTTGATACAGGCGCTGTTGAGTTTACGGTCGGAGAAACACTAACTGGGGATACAAGCGGAGCTACTGGAGTTGTTGTTAGCTGGTATGAGTCTGATGGCACATGGGCTGGGGATGACGCAGAAGGCGGAGCCTATGTAAGTGGAATAACTGGTGCTTTTCAAGCCGAAGAAATCAATGGATCTATAGGTGGAGATGGTATGGCAGAATCTACCACTGCGAGTTCGCTATCTGGCGATGACGATACATATCCTGAGGTTGGCGACGAAATAGTTTATGACGGTAAAACTTACTATGTAAACATGGAAGGTATAAAACCTGAACTAAGAACTGGAACTGTTATAAGAGAAGATATAACTAAATCAACTACTACGATTTGGGCAAGGGCTAAAAATGTCTAGATGGATTCTTACTGGATTTGAAAAAGCAGGATCTTATAAAGTTGGGAATTTATTTGGCGGTGTAATGTCATCTATAATGTTTGAAGCGATGATGAACTTTACAGACAAGAAGACAAATGAGGCAATAGAGAAGATACTACAAAGATGCGTTAAGGAAGCAAAGAAACTAAGTTTACCGGGACGATCAATGACGCTACACGACTCTATAACATATATAATGGTTCCTGAACAAAGATGGGGGTCTTTTGGATCTGATGTAGAGTATGCTCGTTATGTAAATGATGGAACAAGATATATGGCAGGGAGACACTTTTTAGAAGGTGCGTTAGACGCTGTAAAAATAGAAAGACTGGGAGGATAGTACATGTTATTTTTAAAGTTTCATAGATGGCTAGAAACGAACACAATGGCCCCAAGCGATTTAGAGGAAGACGAATTCGTTGAATACGTTTTGCCAATAGATTTACTTGGGCCATTTGAGAAACATGAGAAGGGTACGATTATAAACTTGCGTAACAACATGGGATATGTTATAGTTAAGGAAACGATAGAACAGATAGAACAATTAATCGGGAAGATGATGGCTGCTAGCCAGCAGTCAAGCATAGCGAGGTAAGGTATGGCTTCAATTTCTAAGTTGATAGAAGTTGCCGTTTACAACATAGCTGTTGCAGACAACAATCTATGGAGTTCAGTTAGCGGTCGAATGAAGCACGGTCGGCCTATGGCTGGATGGACTACTCCATACATTACATACAGTTTTCCTAATCTTCCTGGAGCAAATACTTACAAGACAAGTTCTCCAAGAGTTATCTCTGTAAGCATATTTTTCGACATCTTCAGTAGCGAAGAACTATTCGGTACGGAAGCTGGAACCATAGCAGACTACATACGGGCTGCTTTTGATGGATCATCTCTGGTGTTAACTGGGTTTAACAACACTACGATTAAACTCGTGAATGAGAGACCATTAGAACAGGAGGAAACTGGATTATGGCACATGCAACTACAGTATTCTGGAATGGCATGTGTATCATAATATAGGAGGAAATACCTATGAGCGTTACACAAGGTACTTCTGGTTATTTTAATGCAGCGGTCGCTGGTAGCGGTGCAAGTACACTTGTTGGTCAAATCAACAGATGGACCATCACTAAAACCTCAGACCCTATAGACGTATCTGTATTTGGTGACAGATGGCGAGATTATGTAAATGGATCGGTTGGTTGGACATGCAATGCTAGTGGATTCTTTGACTGCGGTGCTGATGCGAACCAAGGGCCGTTAGAAGATTCAATTGATAACGGAACTGCAATCGAGATTTATGCTCACGTCGATGATACTAAGTATTACTACGGATTGGCATATATAACCAATGTTACTGTTGAGGATTCTCATGATGGCGTTGTTTCAGCGTCATTTGATGCGCAAGGGACTGGAGTTCTCTACCAAACCTGCGTATAACACTATTGGGGTCTGGCTTTGCGTCAGACCCCGCTTTTATCCAACATGTGCATAGAAACACAATTATTCCAGAGTCCTATTTCTTGGTCTCGTTTTTTTTCTTGATTTTTATGCTAAAGTAGTGTATAATTAGATACTATGGAAAAAAAGTGGAGGACTATACCAGGATATGACAAATATGAATGCAGTTCTAGCGGAGATGTCGCAAGAAAGGGCAGGGAGTGAAAATTGAAAATTTTAGTAGGAATAGCAACCGAGCAGAGTATTTCAAATCCGACAATGGGTAGCGAGAGGCAGTGTAGTGGCTACGCCAACTCATTAGCAAAAAGAGGGCACACCGTATATTTAGTTAACTTACTAAAAACGTCACCAGATTGGTCTATTGAATACGATGTCTGTCATATGATTAATGCGTCTGGATTAAAAGGACCTTACGAACTAACAGCACAATTATGTAGAGAAAAAGGAATTCCTGTGCTGATTTCTCCTGTATATTGGCCTACTTATGAAGTTGAGGAAGAAATATCAAAAAGCAAAGGAGTCTCCACTCAAGATCCACAGGTAATATCTAACAAATTCGCCATGCATATTAATGGTGTTGCTAAGATGTTGCCAGAAGCAGATATGTTACTTCCTAATGCTGAGTCCGAGATGAGAGTTGTAGAAGAACTTATTGAAGGACTGCATGATTACAGAGTAGTCTTCAATGGAATAAACATAGAAGATGAAATAGCCCCAGCATTGAAGCTTAACAAATATGAATTGATGTTTGACGATAGGCTTGAAAAAATGCTTAAGGAAAGATTCATTCTTTGCGTAGGGAGAGTAGAGGTCAGAAAGAACCAGGATGCTCTTATCAGTGCGTTAAAGCCGCTCTGGGAAGAAGACCCACAACTACAGCTTGTTTTGATGGGAGAGCGTTCAGCGCCTTACATGAAGTTCATAAATGAAGAGGTAAAGGGAAAGAATATTTTGTTATGTCCTCCTGGTCCTCCTGGCGCGGTGATGAAGATGATTAGAAGAAGCGTTGCGCATATCCTTGTCTCATTCATAGAAACGCCTGGACTTGTCAACCTTGAAGCTGCGGCTTTGAATAAGCCAGTTGTTGTAGCTGACAGGGGCTCAGTTAGAGAATACCTAGGAGAAAGAGAAGGAGTGTTCTATTGCGAACCAACAGACATACCTTCGATAACTGAAGCTCTTAGGGGGGCGTTAGCGTGTGGCGAAGTAGAAAGCCTTGGGAAGTTTGTGAGAGAGACGTATAGCTATACTAAAATTGCACATAAACTAGAAATGGTATATAATGAAGCAATCAAAGATAGGACGGGACTATAGATGGCAAAAAGAGTTACCGCTGATCAAATAGACAAAATGAAAAAACTACGCAGCTTGGGTTTGTCTTATAAATCTATTGGCGACGAAATAGGGTGTAGCGGCAGAACAGTTAGGAGTTGGCTTATCCCTGGAGAAAAAGAAAAACTGCGTGAACAAAGTCGTAAAAACCGCGAAGAAAATCCATCGTACATGATAAAATGGCGCGCAGATAACCCGGATTATAGCCGTGAGTATTGCAGCAAAAACAAAGAGGCGATAAAAGAACAAGACCACAAATATTATATAGCCAATAGAGAAGCAATAAAACTAAAAAATAATAAGTGGCGGGAAGAGAACCGTGAGCGCTATCTTGAATATAACCGTAAATACCGTGAGGATAACAGATGTGCTAGAAATGAGGCTGGCCGCAAGTACCATAACAAAAATAAAGAGGCAATAAATAAACGCCACCGCGAACGCTATAAGAATAATCTAGAATACGAGATCGGAAGAAGGCGCGCTAATCGCGAAGAAAACATTATATATTTACGTGAATGGCGTAAAAATAACAGAGAAAAAACACGAGCGAGTGGCGCAGAGTATCGGGCCTTAAAGGCTGCGGTAACGGTTGGCGACTTAACTGAAATTTACGCCGTTTATGACCGCGCCGCAAACGACCAAAACGTAACTTGCTATTTGAACCTAGACGGATGTCCGTACTCTAACGGTGAAAAGATAGAGCTATCGGATAGGCATGTAGACCATATCGTGCCTTTATCGCGGGGAGGTCTACACACTGCATCGAATTTGGCTATAGCTTGCTCAAAATGCAATTTGCGCAAAGGGGTAAGAACTTTGGAAGAATTGGGAATTTCAGGTGTTGACAAAAGGGCATAAATATGTTATAATGTAGCATAGGTACACAGGAGGAGTGAATGGATATTAAGAAATTTAGGAAGCAAATCAGCATGAAGTTTGCTGAAGGGACGTTTGAAACAGATGAAGGAACTGAAGTTCTTCAGTTTCCTCTACTTACTGTTGGAGACTGGGGAGAATTGAAGGAGAAGACTGGTGTTGATATCTGGGACCTTCTACTTTCAGTGAGTTCTGGAGCGGACGAAGCAAAGATGAAGGATATGACTACTGCTGAAATAGAAAGTATGCAGAGAGAGCAAAGCCTTAACTTGCTTAAGAAGATCGACCAGACTACACAAGTCTTGATGATATACTTCTCTCTAAGACGAGTACATACAAATGTAACACCAGATGATGTTGACTTCATCGTAACATATGGGATGGACCAGGGTGAATACATTAAGATTGTAAACTTTCTTCTATATGGTGTAACATCTGAACAAGTTGAAGAGCTTAAAGAGAAAGATGAAGTAAAAAACGAGAAGCCCGTCAAGTAGGTGACTATACTTTTGGCGGGAGAAAGATAAGTTGGAATGGTGTAAAGGTATTCTTTAGAAGATGGTATGGAATATCTGAAGAAGATATATGCGACATGTACTGGAGTGATGTTTTAGATTATGCTCGATCAGTAATCATTTTTGAGGGCATGGAGAATTCTAGAACAGCTTTGCCAATGACTGACGAAAATGGAATGCGACAGTTTAGGAAAGCTCAGGATTCGCAGATTAACTTTATATGGTCAACAATGTTTCCTAGATCTGCTGCGTACAGTAAGGAACAGGAAGAGATGAGAGAAGAGTTTAAGAGGAAACGGCCTATATATAAGGCATTGGAAGATAAGATTAACAAAGATAGAGGGACATATAGGGAGCCTCTGAAAGAATAAATCAGGGAGGGGTACAACCCCTCCTTTATTATTAGGTGATGTAGTATGCCAGCAATAGGTGGGATGGCAGGTGGCGGAGGAGGAACTAGCTTAGGCGCTGCTTGGATTACAGTTGGTGCTAAAGTCGCTCCATTTGTAGCTGGAATGGGTACGGCTACAGCGGCAATGATGAAATTTGGACAGGCTGCTATTGCTATATATGCTGTTGCAACTGCTGTAAGAGTAACGACTAAAGAATATGTAAGTTTTGATAAACAGTTAAAGAATACTCACACTCTAATAAACGCAACTTCTTCTCAGATGGATAAGATTGGCGAGAGCGTTAGAAAGATGGCTCGTCAGTATCAAATTGGCTCTACAGAAGCACAGGCCGCACTTTATCAAATATATAGTGCTGTCTTCTATGGCGCTGACGCTATGTTGATCCTAGAAGAATCTACTAAGGGTGCTGCTGCTGGACTAGCAACATTAATATCTACTGTAGACATGGTTACAACCGTTCTAAACGCTTATAATTTAGAAGCATCTGAAACGACTAGAATTAATGACATGCTGTTCACGGCAATAAAATTTGGTAAAACAACGTTGCCAGAGCTATCTCATCAATTTGGACGACTAGCTGGTGTCGCTGCTCCTGTTGGAGCTTCTGTATCTGACATGACGGCTGCAATCGCTACTCTTACAAGACAGGGTATTAGAACAGATTGGGCTATCACATCTTTAAGACAGACACTAATGCAATTCATCAAGCCGGTTAAAAACCTTAAGATGGCTATGGCTGATCTTGGATATACATCTGGAACAGCAATGATTAAAGAGCTTGGATTTGCTAATGCTCTTAAGACAGTAACAAAATGGGCTAAAGACAATAATGTAGAAATGAGCGAGATGTTCACAAACGTTCGTGCTATTACTGCTGTTCTTCCTCTAACGACAACTGCTGCTTCTGGATATGCGATGGATCTTCAGAGAATGGCTAACTCTACTGGAGCAGCAACAGAGGCGTTTGAAAAGCAGACAAAATCTATGTCATTCCAGATGCAAAAATTCACAACATTAATATCTGATATGGCTATAAGCTTTGGTAGAGTGTTGGTTCCTACTCTACAAGTTGTAATCGCTGCTCTATCATCATTAACATCTGTCATTAGAATTGTCTTTGATGTTCTTTCAATGATTGGAGGCGGCTGGATTCTTTCAGTAGCTGCATCCTTTGGAATTTTTTCGGTAGCTGTAAGATCAGTTAGCTTCGCATTGATGGCAATGAAGAGCGACATGATGATTCTTGCTGGAATCAAGATAGCGTTTTGGTTTGACGACATAACGTTTGCTATTACTAAAATGCTTGGAAGGCTAGCGCTTGCCAATCCTCTTCTTAGAAAATTCACTGGCGGAATGAATTACCTAGGTCAGTCTAGAAAAGCTGCTGGGTCAGTTAATGCTGCTGGTGTTGGAGTTGGAGGTCAATGGGGCAAGGCAAGATCAATGCGCCCAGCCATGCTTGGCGCGCTTCAAGTTGCTGCCGCTGTCGGTTCTGCCGCTTTTGCAGTAAAACAGGTAATGGATATTGAGATTGAGCCTGTAATTAAACTAGGAGAAGTTAAGGGTGGAGCAACATTTATAAAAGCATTATCAGACAATCTTGATAAAACAATGGGGACTGTTCTTGGTTCTGCTGTATCAGGCGCTCTTATAGGAAGTATGATTGGTGGCGCTGGTGGTGCTGCTCTAGGCGCTGGCTTAGGAGCAGTTGTCGGTGTTGTTACGGTAGGCGTAAAAATAATAGCAGAGATAGTTAAAAAGCAAACTGAATTAGATGCTCCAAGAGTAGAAGAACTTAAAGCTAAGTTTTTTGCAGAGTTTGACTTTGCTGATAATGGAATGGGTAGTTTTACAGAAGTATCTAAATTCCTTGATAGCATGGATAATGTACCAGTAAGTGCATTCCAAGAAATAAGAAAATCATTAGACGAATTATATGAAACAGATTGGAATATTCTTCATGGTGGAGGGAAAAAGCTACAGGAAGATACTCAAATAATTAAAAACGCTATTGGAGATATGTCTGTTGCTATTGCTCACAATGCTACTGATCTTGTTTCTGCTGCTCAAGACGCATATAGAGCATCATTGCTATCTGCTGAGACTGGTGGATTCGTACCAACAGAGAATGAATTGCTATCAATGAGCGATGCTGATATGGTAGCCTGGGGAAATTCAATCAGAAGCATAATGAAAGATACCATAGATAACACAGAATTAGGTGTTTGGATGGCTGAGATGCTGCAAACATCAATAGACAATGCAATAGCAGCACTCGAAAGAAACGAGGATGTAGATGTAGCTGGAATTACTGCTGCCATTGATGCTGCTTTAGCAATGCCGACAGCAAATGTTTCAGATCTTAGAAAAAGGAGAGAGGCTATAGCTGCTGCTGTTCAGCCTTTTATTGATGAAGATATATTGCCTGCTGAAGTATTTTCTCTTATAACAGAAAAGTATAGCGAATTGGGGCCTCAGATCATTGGTGCTATTTTAGAAGGTCTTAATATGAGTTTAGAAGACTACAATAGCTGGCAAGTTACGTCAGCAACCACAACATCTATTCCTCAAATAGCGCTTGGCGGTCAGTTTAATGATTTCCTTCCTGATCTTGAACCAGATCTTCTTGGTGACTTAACTAAAGAATTCTACGAACTTTATGATTCGCTGATGGACGTTGACACTGAAGCATCTGCTCTTCCTGGCATTCTTGACAAGATGGGTACTTCTCTAGAAGGTGCAAAAAAAGGAGTAAATGCACTTGAGGTTTCTAATAATATATCAGAAGCAACTGCAAGAAAATATTATAGAACTTTAAGAATACTTGAAAGAGCTACGAAGAGATCAACGGATACATGGGAATTCCAAATTGGAACTCTAGTAGATAAAATGGATTTAGCTACAAACTCTGCAAAAGATGCTGCTGAAGCACAGGTTAGCTTAGTCTCTCTATATAAGAACTTAAAGGATCTTCTTGGAACAACTGGAAGTGTTGAGATTGATGCAGCGATAACTGCTGCTATGGAGGAAATTGAAAATTCTGCTGTAAATCTTGATTCAGTATTAAATCCATTAGCATTTAACTTTGATAGATTAACAGCTATTCTTGATTCTGCTACATCTAGTGCGTCAGAAAAAGCAGATGCATTAAGGTCTCTTGCGTCTATGTATCAAGAGTTAATATCCGATTCCGATTTGCTTTCAGAGGCTTTTGGTGTTGCAGATGCTGAGATTGAATCGCTTATAAGATCTATTGAAGATCTTGGAATTATATCTGAATCAGTAGCTGATATGTTTGACAAAGTAACAGACCCTGCTTCTTTAAGGGCTGCATATCAAGCATTAGAAGATGAGAAAAAAAGACTTACTGCGGCAGGGACTATTGGACAAGGCATCTTTGCACCTGAAGCTGGAGATTTCAATGCATTAGAAACTCTTAGAAAAATGAACGACGAAAAGAGAGGGCTTGATATTAATGAAGCAATGCAATGGCTAGATTTACAACAACTAGGTTACGATATGTCTGTCTATTACAAAGAATTAATAGACCAAATAAGAAATGATCAGAATGACATGTCATTGTTCCAAGAAGAATATGAAATAGCACTAAGCGGAATTAAGAATTACGACCCAGGAAGCGATGCTTCTTCATTTGAAGATTGGGCTAATGCAATAGTTGGCGGAATCGAAGAAATAACACAGGCGCTTGCGTCTGCTCTTCTGCCAGAAGGTTCTAACTACTCAGGTACTGTCTCTGCTGGCATCAGTGGAGCTGCAACAGCGGCTGGCTATGCGCTTGGAATTATTACTGGCCCGGCAGGGTGGATAACAGCAGCAGCTACGCTTATTTCAAATGTAATAACAGATGTTGCGACTAGTATTAAAGAAATGAAAGATAATATTATTAATGGGATAAATACAGCCTTTGCAACTCTTATTAATAAAACATATGAACTTGTATCTAGCTTTGTAAAATTGTTTACAGCAACAGAAAACTATTCAAACTTACAAGAAGCACTAGCTGGCATACAAAGTATGCTATTCAATGCAATGACAGGATTCCTATCATTAATATGGGGAGTTCTTAAGACATTCATGAATGAAGTTGAGTACATGTCAGAAGCAACGTCTGAAGTGACTGACGAAATGACAGAATCAAAAAACTCTCTAAATGTTCCTACTGGATATAAGGTTGAGAGAGCAATGTGGAGAGCAGCAACTCCTGGAGAACCAGGAGTTCTTACAGATTCTAGCTCTTCTGAATCAGAAGAACGCGAAGGATGGCTAAAAACTGAACTTAGTGGAGTATCACAATGGCTTATTGACTTAATGGATAAGTTTGGTAGATGCATAAAGGGGCTAGCTGAGAAGTTTCAGGTTTTCTCAGGGATAATGGATAGAGTTTGGTCTGCTCTTGGAGAAGTTATTATTCCAGCAGTCATAGGTTCGATGGGTGATTTCTTAGATGGTATAATAAATCTTGCAAAGCATATCGAGAAAGATTTACTTCCAGTATTTAAAAAGCACATGCCTAATATAATAGGAAATGCATTAGACTTCTTCTTTAAAGCTATAACTGGAATTGCTACTACATTTGTAGATGTTCTTGCTGGAATACTTCCAAATCTGGATGTATTCTCTGACGTTATGGGTGATATTGGAGATCAGCTACCAGCGCTATTCCAAGGAATAACAGATGCATTAACTCCTATTATAAACTCATTAATAGAAAACGTATTTACTCCTCTTGCTAAATTTATAAGCGAAACACTTCTTCCAGATCTTATTAAATTCTTAGGCGGATTAGGAGAATGGTGGACAAAAGAAATGGACCCATTCCTTCAAAGCGAATCGTTTAAAAAGCTAGGAGAAATAGCTGGAGATCTATGGGACATATTTGGAGAAATTGTAGAGCTACTAGCACCACATATTGTTCCTCTTCTTAAACTTGCCGCAGACTTAATAGCGAGAATGTGGTTAATTCTAGAGCCAGCATTAAGAGATCTTATGAAGTTTATAGATGATAACTGGGCTACAATAAGCGGTATTTTGCTTAATCAATTAGAAGTATGGCTTCAAAGTCTTGTTACTAAACTTAAAAACGCAGACAATGCCTTAAGATGGTTAGTTACGTGGCAGAACATGAAAAACATGGTATGGAATGCTTGGCATTCAGACGAAAATGACAGAGAAATTATACCTCTGCCAGGACAAATGTCATCTGCGGCTTCCGGCGCAAACCTATTAAGCGATGGAATTATTATGGCTCATAAGGGTGAAATAGTAGTTCCAGCTAAAACTTCTGCTCTTATGAAGGGTGGAGGAGGAGGACAGATAATAGAGAACACAATACTTCTTGATGGAGAAGTTCTATATAAAGGAATGAAGAATGTTAATAGAAATGAACAACTAAGAAAAACTGGATCTTCTGTTGGTGGGAGGGCTTGGAATAATGCGTAGCAGTATGATAGCGGCAGATAGCGTAACTGAATGTCTTCCAAGACTAAAGGTTAAGGATGGTAATGATGTATGGCAAGATATAACCGACCGTCTTTATTCAGTAACATTAAACGATAGTCTATCAGCAGATTCTGTTTCAGCTACATTTGGGCTTCGCAATAATCCTACTCTTTGGGTAACTGGTGGAACTAATGAAAATCTAGATCCATTGGATTCTAGTTCTAGTTATTATGTAAACAGTTCTCCATTGCTTGGTCGTTATCATGAGCTTAAACTCGAAGTAAGTAAAAACGATGGTGTCAATTACTATACTATATTTGAGGGATATTGTGGACCAACTTCTGTAAAGGTTGCAACAACAGTAAAGAGAAATGATACTATAACATTGAAACCTTCTGATAAGTCATTCCCTTACAAAGAATATCACTTTTATGACTCACTTACATATAAAGATGCAGACTCTGTTAGTATTATGAGTCAGATATTCACTGACCATGGATTTAATGAATCTGTTGTAGAGATAGATGCACCTGGATACCATATAGAGGAAATACCTACTGGAGAGACTAATGTATGGGATGCTCAGAAAGCACTAATAGAAACTACTGGATTCATATATAGAATGAAGTGGTATGTAGATGCGTTTAGACCTTGCGTATATGATCCTGACAGAACAAAGACAACTCCAGATAATGTTTTAACAATACCATTCCAAAGCAGAAGCATAGATGTTTCTGAGGCAGACGTTAGAACGAAAGTAGTTATTATCTATACAAACAGAGAGAGCGGAAATATAGAATACGCACAACAGGAAAGCGAAACGTCTAAGGATATGTATGGTATTCCAGATGGCTCTGGGGGAAGAAAGCACAAGACAATGTGGCTTGCAGTAAAAGGAACTGGTCTAAGAAAGAGCCTAATAGATACTCCTGTAGAAGCACATGACCTAGCTGGCTATATATTATCAGATCTAAGACTACCTGTTCCAGATATTGAGGTTAAGATCCCAAGAATTAATCCATCAATAGAAATACATGACCTTCTTTCATTTGTAGGCGAAGACTATACGATTAATCTTGGCGTGACTGGATTAACGTGGGCGTGGACAACCGATAACAAATTCGGAACGACAACAGTTAAGGGTACAACAGATAGAGTCATAGGCGAGTTCAGTACATGGCTTGCTATGGATGCTCATTCTCCAGATGTTCAACAAGAATTGCAATTAGCATTCTTGCTTGGTGATGGAATGCCACCAGCTAGACCTCCAAAACCTACTCTTGTTTCGTTCCAAGGTATAGACTCTGCTACAGGAAAGGAAACTACGGTTGTTGTAGCAACAGTTACTCCTAGTAAGGAATGGGATTTCATGGACTATTTATGGAGTTGGCAGATTGTTGATGAGGCTGAGACAGAGACAAAGACTACAACTGATCCTAGGCTAGTTATAAAAGATTTACCAGCGGGTGCTAATGTTAGGGTCTGGGTTCAAGCGAGAGATTGGACGGCTAGGGGCTTGCCTTAACCAATAAAATAGTGTATAATATACAAGGTGATAAGTAATGGAAAAATCAGCGACAACTATAATTAGTTCAACAACAGTATTATCTGGCGAGACTACTGCTATTGCAGACTGCACCGAGATAGATAATAGTAGAAGCACACAGCTATCTTTAACGGTCAATGCGACTATCAATGCTAGTGCCACTGGGAATCTATTCGTATACATATACACATCTGATGACAATGTGACGTATTCAGACACATGGTATGACAGTTGGGAAATTAATAACTGCCGACAAGTCTTATTCACATCTGGCGACTATGAATGGATGCCTGAAGAGACTGTTACCGCTGCTGCTGGTGGAACTGGAACGGTTGTTGGATGGACGTTAACATCAGGAACATTTGCTGGAGGAGATGCTGCTGGAGCTATTTACCTTGAAGACATCTCTGGTACGTTTACAGACGGACAAGCATTAACTGGTGGAACAAGTAGTTGCTCTGCGTTGCAGAGCGGCGACATTGCAGCACACGCGATAACAAGACAATACTACAGTATGTCTCCAGTGCCTTTGTACATAAAGGCAAGAGTTCATAACGGAGATACAGGACAAAGCGTTACTTTAGTTACTTTGGTTTCAACAAAGCAAACAATATAGGAGCATAAATGGCCTTAAGGGAACAAATACTAGAGCTTAATTCAGAGCAAACTAATCTGGCACGAACCGGAGTAAGCGACTCATCTGAAGTAGCTACTATTGAAGTAGCTGGTGATACACTTGCTCCATCAAATCCAACAGGTGTTACAGCGAACTCTGTTCCAGATGGAGTTAAACTTGATTGGTTAAACACGTCTCTTAATGAAGACGGAACAACTTGTGTAGATTTGCGATGGGTCAAGATTTATTATTCAACATCAACTCCTGTTATAACAAGCGATTCATCTTATGTTGTTGCGGCAAGAGTAGCTACAAATAGTTCATTTGTTGACAGCAATGTTGGTACTACGACAGACATGTATTATGCTATTTCATCTATTGACAGCAGTGGAAATGAAAGTGATCTTAGTTCTGAAGTTACTGCTACAGGTGGTGGGGCCTCGCCAACAACAGACATACCAACAGATGCAAGTGGGTATGTGTTTGATGATACGTTTGGAGATGGCTCTGATGGAGTTGGTATTGGATATGGAATGCTTGGAATATTATTTAAAATTCCAGGCTCTGGTTGGGGAAATTTTGATAGATATAGATTGTTTTTTGATGAAGATGATGGAGCTGGAACATTTCCTGATACATGGGCTGAAATAAAACCAATAAATAGAACTGCTTATATCCATAAAGGATTAGACATTACTCATGCTTATAAGTATCGCGCATCTATTGTTGCAAAAGATGGAACTGAGAGTGATACTACTTCTCCTTATCTTCATTTTGATTATGCTGACGGCGTAGCAAGTGCTGGATATACACCCAATGTTGTAAATCCGACTATATTTGATACAACTGTTTTAGCACAAAATCTAGTTGCAGTAAATGAGGTAAGAGGAGATAGTTTTTATGCTGCAAGTTATCTTCACGTTGGAACTGGAGGAACAGAAGCTGCTGCATGGCAGAAAGATGGAGTGCAACTACAATACAATGGCGGTAATCCTAGGTTTTACGTTGGAGATGGTGGAGTTACTACAGGCGACAAATATTTCATGTTTGATGGAACTAATATTTCTTGGAGAGGAACAAATACATCATTAACTACTGCTGGTGCATTTTCAGCAAGCAATGTCTCAATAACTGGTGGAACTCTTAACATTAACAGCGGAGCCTTTATTGTAACATCGGCTGGAGCCATGACATGCACTAGCGCCACTATCCGTGGAACTCTATACGCCAGCGATATTCAGGGTGGAGGAGCCTATGGCACGATTAGCGGTACTTATCTAACAGGTAGTTCTGTAGCATGGGGTGTAACAAACTTTTATGACACTACTAATGGGTTAGATTTGGACGGAAAGGGGATGTATAACTGTTCTTCAATAAGATACACTACTACGTCAAATGTAAAATCAATAGACTTCACAATTCCAGTATTCTATGGAGCAAATAGCACTTCTAGATTATCTCTTGGAACAACTGCAACATTGGTTGGAAGCGGCGGTATAAAAATAGGAGAATCTAATCAGGGTGGAGACATAGACTTTTATCCAAAAACAACGTCATATTTTCTAAATTTGCACAACGCAACTATATTTTCAAGTAAATCACTAAGTTCTAACTATATTGGAATCAAGGTAAATGGAACATTGTATTATCTGAGATTAAACACATAAACGCCTTCCAATGTATAGTTTGTAAACTAATGGAAACAAAGGAGAGTAATGGAACTAAAAGCAGGGGAAGTAAATGGAATATTAGAATCAATTGCTGGGCTGAAAGATACAAATCTTCCAGTAAAGACAGCTTATTATCTAGCAAGGGTGTCTGCAAAGCTTGAAGGAGAGGGAAGCGCCTTTGAATCTTCAAGGCTTAAGCTGCTTAATAGATATGGAAAGAAGGATGAAGCTGGCGAATTAATTACTTCAAAAGAAGGACAAGTTGAGTTTGATGATTTTAATGCATTTGTGCCGGAGTTTGAAGAATTAGTATCTCAAGAGATTGATGTTGA